TTAAGGTTAGTGACAAGGCAGCTGGCATGAAGTTTGACAACTATGTCACTGAGATTGGCAAGATTCAACCTGCTGAAACTACTGCTGCCGCTCCGGTGTCTACAAAGTTTTTTGGTCCTTCTGCTGATACTCAGCGTAAGATGGGTGAAAGGGCTGCTATGGCAACTGGTGTTCCAGAGGCTGAACTGCGTAGCTTTGAGCGTATGCCAGCCACTGCCAATGTTCCGTCTATGGGTAGCATTAACACTGATGTGTTTAAGAAAGAACCAAAGAAAATTGAGTCTGTTGAAGAGGCTGCTCAGATGGCAAACCTTGACAGACTAAATGCTGAGAGGAAATTTGGCAAAGACAGCCAAGAATATAAGCTAGCAGATGATTTATATAAACAGGCATCTGCTTTTCTTGAGAAGCCTAAAGAACTTCTTGGCGGTAGGAAAGATCGTCTTATGCAAGAAAAGATTGATTCAAAAGACCCTGCTCGTATTAAAGATATTAACATTGAACTTGAGAAGATTTACGATGAACTTAGAACTGCTGATCGTCTTTCAAAAGATAAGACTAAAGAAGAAAAACAAGAAACATATAACGCAATTAACACCAGTGTTAATGCTTATGTCAACACTCGTATGCGGGAAGATGAGGGCGCTTCATGGCGCAAGTATATTGATTTTAAAGTCTTTAAAGACCCTGACGATGATTCAAAAACAGTTATAAGTCGTTCTCAGAAAGCAGAGATGCCGCCTGAAGAACAGCGGAAGATGTTTGCTGCTGAACGGGCGCTGGCTAGACAATCATTAATCAGTAATGGTTTTGCTAGCCCAACAGGTGTTCCACTTTATGATACTGTTGCTAGAGTTATGAATGATCGAATGATTTCTGTTGGTAAAGCGCCAGCACCTGATGCTACTCCTGCACCAGCGCCAGCAGCGACACCAGCAGCGACACCAGCAGCGACACCAGCAGCGACACCAGCAGCGACACCAGCAGCAGCGCCAGCAGCAACACGCCCTGCACCAGCAGCTAAGGTTGTTAGTCGAGCAACAGTGGAAGCACAAGCTGCTAAAAACAAAGTTACATTTGAAGTGGCTGCTGAGGAAGCGCGTAAACAGGGCTACACAATTCGGTAATATCTATGGCAATATTTAATTTTGAAGAAGACAAGACAACACCATCGTTCAACTTTGAAGAGAAGCCAAAGGCTTTTAACTTTGAAGAAGAGCCTACGGTTGCAACAAGACCCACACCACAGCAAACTAATCGTGCTGTTAGTGTCACTGCTCCAGTAGAAGGCGGCGGTGGCGCTGCCTTTGGTATCTTCCCACGCACATCAGCTAAGCAGCCTGTAGAGGCTATAGCCCCTGCTCCATCGTTGGAGGCTACACAGCCTATAAAGCCTAGAGACTTCAGCGCTGTTGATGCTGCCATTAAGAGGCTAACGCCAAAGCCAAAGGCTCAAGCGTTCCCTGTAATGACTGAGGCAGACAAGCTGTTCGGTCCAATGCCAAAGCCTAATCAGCCTATGGGTGGTCGCAACATTGGTCTTACACCAAAGATGGCAGCAACGTCACCAGATATTGTGGCGCTAGGCCGTGAGTATTGGAACATGCGTTATCCCAATCTGCCAAAACCTAAGAGCGATGTTGAATTGATGGAGGCCATCAACGATAAGTCAAAAGTGCGTACATATGGTAAGGTGGCGCAGCTGGTATGGCTTGAGAACGCAACACCAAAACAACGTGCTGTAGAGGCTAAGATTAGTCAGATACAAGATAAGATGCCAAAGGATGTTCTTGATACAGTCTATCTTGAAGCTACTGATCCTATTAACTATTTTGGTGCTGGTGCTGGTAAGGTGGCTAGAGAATCTTTAATCAAAGCACATGTGTCATTAATGAAGGTACGTGCAGGTACAGTTGCAGCAGCTGCTACAACAGAAGGGGTAGTGGGTGGCTATAGAAACATTACTGACCAGAAGACTGCCATTGCTCGTGGATTTCAAGACGATATTAATTATGGCATGCTAGCTTTATCTGTTGGTGCTTCTGCATTTGTTGAGGGTGTTGCTACAGGATTGGTTGTGGGTAAAAATGTTAGGTCTAATGTCGATAGACTTGCTGAATTTAGAGCAGCCAATCCCGTTGAAGAACTTGATGCTGCTACAGTGAAGTTCAAAGAAGAGTTCATGAAGCGTGAGAAAAAAATCACTGAACCATTATATGAATCACCAGAGGCTCGTCAGGCTGCACGAGATTCAACATTTGGTGAGACTGTACCAATGGACGATCCTTATCAGGCAGTGATGTCTAAACCAATTGTTGATGACCTGTTTAAAATTACAAGGCAGTTGTTTGTTGACAAGCCAGAATTGCGTTTTAAGTTGGAAGAAGTAAAGACTGTCGATAACATTGTTAAGATTTTAAGTGATACACAGCCTGAAGCGCTGCAAGAGGCCGCTGCTCGTGCTGGTGTTTCGCCTGAGAAGTTTCTTGAGATGTTTAAGGTACAGGCTTCAGAGGCTGGTGCATTCCTTCAGAAGAGCAGTGAGATGTCAAAGGTTATGCAAGGTATGTTCAAGGGTGATCCTGAGTTGGAGAAAGCCTTTAACCGCATGTTGGATACATCGGCTGGTAAAGACCCGTTTGTAGAGGACGCACTCACTAGCGTCAAGAAGGTGACAGGTGCTTCTGTTGGCGCAATGACTGCTGGTTTTGCTACAACGGTTACTAACGCTATTGGTCTAGCTACTACAACTTCAATTAAAACTGCTGGTGATACTCTTGAGGCTGTGATTAAAGCTGGTACCCGAATGGGAAACGATTTGACCGGGGGTGAAATACCTATCAAAGAGGTGTTGTCCAGCAAACGTATTCGTCAAGAACTAGAACAGACATTTGAAGACAGCACATTCTTGCTGCAAAAGATGTGGGATGGTGGTTTCTCAGCAGAATTAGCTCAACTGGCTGCAAAGAACAACCCACGCACTGCTGCTTTGTTGAACAGCGCTAGTGCTGAATTTGACATGCAGGGCAAGGGTAGACTCAATGATATTGTGCGTACATTAAATATAGCCAATAGAGCAGTTGACGCTACGATTCGTGGGCCTGTGTACCTACAAGCACTAAGAGATCGGATGCGTGAGGTTGGTCTTGACTATGAGAAGTTTTTAGCCAACGACACCCCTATCCCTAAAGCGCTAGATAAGCTTGCTGCTGAAGATGCTATGAAGCTGACGTTTTCTTATTCCTTCAAGGAAGGTGGTAGTGGTCTTGAGGGAGCTGCTGAAGGTATGGCATATGGCCTTCTGAAGTATATTGATAGACAGGCACCCTTGGGTATTCTTAAAGACTTAGCTTTTCCCTTTGCACGTTTCTCTTTAAACCTTGTTCGTTATACATACAGAATGACACCGCTTAGTGTAGGTCTACCTAAAATAGGACCAGTACCTGCCAGTGGTGGCTACGGTATGCTGAAACGTGCAGCAAAGCTTCGTGAAGAAGGTAAATTTACAGAAGCCGCTGCATTGTCCTACGAAGGACGGAGCAAGCTTAGGGATGCTACAGTTGGTACAGCTATGATTGGTGCGCTGGTGTTTCAAGGGCGTAGCGATCCAGATGTCCCTTTTAATCAAGACAGAGATAATGATGGTAATCTTGTAGATATTAGTGGTATTGCTCCTTATGTTCAACTTAAAGCACTGGCTGCTGCAACCAACTACCTGTTGGATATTGGACATGAATATGCATACTCGCTCAAATACACACCAGAGGAACGTGCTGTTGAAGCTGAGAAGCTGAGACAACAAGCTGAAGGATTGGATAAGAACGACCCAGAACGTGCTAAGTTGACGAAGGCTTATGAGTTGATGGGGTTGGGCCGTCTTCGTAAGTTTGATGGTAAGAAGTTTACCGAAGTTATGACGGGTATGGGCCGTGCATCAATTTCTCAAGACACAATCTTTGACCGCATTGGGGAGTGGGCAGAAGACGCTGTTGAGACAAGCACCATGCAGAAAGCTGGTCAGGTGGTTGGTGACGCTATTGGTCGATTTGACAACGTAGCTAACCCGTTGTACGACTTTTTCAACACTGTACTTGACCAGACCACAATCAAAGACCCTAAAGCTACAGTGCCGGGTGAAGAAGAAGCTTGGCCTTTCTTTTCACAATTGTTGCGTACAGTGCAAGCACCTACACCGTTCAAGCAGGGACTGCAAGACAAGCCAGATTTGTATCAGTCTACACCGATGAAGGCAGACCCCTTTGCTCGTAACTTGTTTGGTATGCGTAGCACCCCACCAACTACTGCTATCAAGAATGAGTTTGAGAAAGTTGGTATTAAACCTTTTGCTATCATTAAGACATCAGGTAATAGAGACTTGGACAACTTGTTGACAAAGCTGGCTACTCCAGAGTTTAGAGCAACAATGACTGAGCTGATCAACAGTGAAGACTACAAAGCTGGGTCCACTAATGAGAAGCAAGCGAAGATCAAACGTACATCAAACGAAGTGATATCAGCCTACAAAGAAGACGCTCAAGACCTGTTCTTACAAAGGTATGGACAGTCTGCTATTGATGCGCTGTACGAGAAAGCACCCGATAGGGCTGCACAGGAAGATGCTTTTGTTCGCTTGTTCAAACGTAAGCCATCCAACAACGCTGAAAAGTTTGCAATTATTGCAGGTGAATTCAAAGATGTTGGTGCTATTGGCAAAGCAAGAGGTGGTTTGATTTCTCAAACTGACAGGATGCTTAGACGAAACTAAAAAGAAAGCCAGCAACTAAGCTGGCTTTTTTATTACTGCTGCACTGTCTTAGGATTTTTTAGATAGTGGATGTTTTCGAAGTAGGCATAGTTAAACCCCCGTTGCCATTCCTTGCCAGCTATGCTGTCAGGATTGTAGCTATTGTCCCTCCATCCCTTATAGAAAGCTTTATAGCCCTGCTCTGCTTGGATTCGCAGAGGTGGAAATCGTTCTGACTTAACCTGCATCTTTACTCTCCATCAATCGTTCTGCCATCAAGTAGCCCTCAAGAGGCCACAGATTGTTTAGCGCATCCTCATACGCATACTTCTCACCAAGAGCCACATTGTATTTAGAAGCATCAACACAAGCGCTCTTACCTACAACAACATATCCGTTCTTCATGTAGATGAGACAGATTGTCAATGTACTATCAGGTGCTGTAGTGTAGATGATTTCTTTAATCTTTGCCGTCATACCAGTGATGTCAACAGTTGTTTTCTTTTCTGGTAAATTGTTAGGGTGATTCATATCATATCTTTCAAGCTAGAGATTTTAAGATTGTAACAATCAGATTTTACTGTATAACCATTGCTCGTGTCAACAGTTCCCTTCTTCATGAACACTGAATCTAGCATGTATTGTTTCTTGTCATACATACCAAGATACCAGCCAACAGTGAAGTCATTCTTGACGCGAACAAAGCAGTAGTAGTCACACTCTTGGGTTGTATTAAGTGCAGCAATAGAACACTCATAGGTTTCAAGAGGCTTAACACTGGTCTGCTTTGTCTTCACATCAACAGTCTTACCAGATGGTAACACAAGATCGTAGTCATAGGTATTGTTTAGTTCCCCGCCTAACACTTGTCGAGCTATGTCTTCACCAATAAAACCAGCAATGTTGCCAGCCCCTCTGATGATGCTGTTGTACAACCTGCCCATCTCTGCTGCTTTATCTCTTGCTTCGACAAGCATGGTGGCACTGACAACAACCTCAATCATGCCGCCTTCCCCCATACATCATCCCATGTGCCAGTGGTGGCACCCTTGCTGTAGTCTGTGACACGCTGCTCAAAGAAGTTGGTGTGTGATGTACCAAGCATGCCATCAACCCA